ACAAAACACTATGTCAAGCTTTAGTAGCCCAAGTCAACCAAACAGCGAAAATAAAAGCGAATGTAACTATAGGAAAGTTAAATAACAGCCAAAAGAACAACCAAAATCCAAAAAATGCGACTATAAATTTCATAAACTCTTTACTTTATCCAGCTTATTCATAACCTGATTCATTGACTCCATAATCGTCTCCATTTCCTCGATTGTGAGATTGTACTTCCTTGTTATCTCTGAGCACTGTAACAGCCCTCTAACCGCAAGTTTGGAGACTTCTCGTTGATTCTGTAACTCTACCTGACTCACCATTGAATCCTTATAGATAATTTTCTCATCAGGGGTGCTAAAAACTAACCCGAATACCACTCCTGCAATGAATAACGAAACTGGTAGCACTATTTTTTTAATCATAACCATTTTAGGTATGCCCCATTATTGTAGGAAGCCCAAGCTGTTATGCCTTGTTTTTCGTACACTATCCGAGCAATTTTTAAATTATTATCTTCGTTCTTAAGAAACTCTTCATCATATCCCCATACGGAATTTATCTGGAAAATTCCACAATCGATTGTTCCGTTAGAGTTTCCTCTATTAACAACGTGAGGGTTTAGCTTCGATTCAGCCTTAGCGATTGCAAGCATAATATCTGGCTTTTCAGGAAACATTTGACGTATCTTTTCTTCAATAGAAAGGGAAGTTGCGGGCTGTCCGCCGTTCGCTTCCCCCTCCTTTACCCCATTGTCGGTATCTGTTGGAGCAGTTGACGCCTCCGCAAGAGGCGCTATCACTACAACATCACGGGCAACAGAGCTTACATAAAATTCTTTGCCTTCGGTCAAAACAAAGAACCAGCACGCACCTATCACAATTCCTAACAGCACCAAACATAACTTTTTGCACCCTATTTTGAATCTTTCTATTTTTATTTTTGTTTGAACTTTCATATGTTTAGATTAATTCTCCACACATTTTATCTGTTTTTTCGCACCATTCTTCATATTCTTCTGCTGACACATTAGTGTCATTGACCATTCTATCATTGCATTTTTGAATCTCAACCACCTCGCCCTCTCCTATCCCGAACATTGTAGCGATTTCTTCTGTGGTGTACTTATCCATCACGATAACTTCTGTTATATACATACTTCTTTTTTTAATTGATAACAATGCTATTATACACCCCCAGACGGTACTTGTCAAGTATATTGACATATAGCATCAAAAAAGGTAATATTTATGTATGAAAGAAAAAACTTGGATGAAATATGAAAACTGAAAAAGAGCAAGATATCAGCAAAGTACCGCCACAATTGCAACCACATGTTTTTAAAAAAGGGCAAAGCGGAAATCCAGAAGGACGACCTAAAGGAAAAACTTTAAAAGAATATTGCAGAGACTTTCTCGCAACACAAACACCAGAAGAAAGAAGAGAATTTCTTGAGGGGATACCAAAAGAAATAATTTGGAAAATGGCGGAAGGAAATCCAGATAATCAAACAGACATTACATCAGACGGAAAAGCTTTAGCTCCTATTTTAGTAAAATTTCTAGATGAAAACGATACTAATACCAACGGAGTTTAAAAGACTCTTCGATGAAGACTGGAGAGAAGCCGCCGTATATGGAGGGAGATTCTGCTTTACTGGGGATACAATTATTTCTATGGCAGACGGATCTTTCAAAGAAATACGAAATGTTTCGGTGGGAGAAAAGGTATTGACTGTGGAGGGAGGTTATGAGACAATAACTAATGTAAGTATGTTTAGGGAAGATTACGACCCGAAACCAATGATTACATTAAATGTTAATGGTTACACAACCAACACAACCTATGACCACAAGTATTTTAACGGGAGAGAGTATGTTCCCCTCTATCAGCTTATCTGGGGAATTATGGCTACAAGCCAAAGGAGAAAACTCGAATTACTTTGTAAGCAATATGGGGAGACTACTCACAACGAGTTACAGGGGTGGATACAGAACAGAAGTAATGAAGCCAGCAAAGAACCACAACGGGTACTTAATGACAGTAGTAAGCGGGAAAGCGAAGACAATACACAGAATAATAGCCAAAACATTCATACCAAACCCAGAGGGAAAGGAAACAGTAAACCACAAAAACGGGATAAAGGCAGACAACAGGGTAGAGAACCTGGAATGGATGACAAGAAAAGAACAATCAATACATCTTTGGAATATAGGACTGAGAACAGACCAAGCTATTTTGGGAAACAACTTAAGGAAAATATCGGAAAAGGAGGCGAGAGAATTGTTACAATTTCGCTTGACACATTCAACAATGCCAATAAGGATGATGGCAGATATACTCAAAGACAGAACTGGACTGAATTACGATGGGATAAGAGATTTGCTGAGTGGAAGGACGTGGAAACATCTTCAAGAGGAATATCCACACAAGAAACAGACAGTTTGGGAGGCAAGGAGGGAAAAAGTGTATGAGTCAACAGACGTATGGAGTATAACAGTAGAGAATAATCATAATTACTTTGCAAACGGCGTAAACGTAAGCAACTCACTCAAAAGCCATACAGTAGCAAGGATACTTTTAATCAGAGCAAGACAGAAGAAAACTCGTGTAGCTTGTTTCAGAGAGTTTCAAAACTCCATAGCAGATTCATCGTATCAACTTCTCGTGGATCTTATCCAAAAATATGATCTTAAGGACTTCTCTCTCACAAAGAATTCAATCATCAACACGATAAACGGATCAGACTTTATATTTAAAGGACTTTGGAATAACGAGCAGAGTATAAAATCAGTAGAAGGAATAGACATAGCGTGGATAGAAGAAGCTCAGACGGTATCAGAGAAAAGCCTAGAGGTTCTCACGCCAACCGTACGAAAGAAAGGATCACAACTCATATACACCTACAACAGACTCCTCGAAGAAGACCCAGTACACAAAAGACTTGTAACAGAAGGAAGGCCAAACACACTTATCATCAACGTAAATTATGATATCGCACTAAAATATAACATGATGCCAGACGCAGTAAGACTGGAAATGGAAGACGACAAAGCAAGCAGACCCAATCTCTACAAACATAAATGGCTCGGAGATCCTTATTCTCTCGAAAGAAAGGTATTCAAAGACTGGGCAATAATAGACGAAATACCACACGAAGCACGACTCTACAGATACGGAATGGACTTTGGATTCTCACAAGATCCAACATCAATAACAGCAATCTACGAATACAACGGAGGATATATTTTTGATGAGATAGTCTATCAAAAAGGACTCTCAAACAAATCAATAGCAGATATATTTCTCAACAACGAAAAAGCACTCGTAATAGCAGATAGTGCAGAGCCAAAATCAATAGATGAAATAAAGAACTACGGAATCAATATATTAGGAGCAAAGAAAGGACAAGGAAGTGTATATCAAGGTATACAATATGTTCATGATCAAAAATGCTCAGTAACAAAAAGAAGTACCAATATTATAAAGGCGTATCGAAACTATCTTTTCAGGCAGGATAAAGACGGAAAAATACTCAACGAGCCAGATGACTCAATACACGAATGGAGCAACTCAATGGATTCAATCCGTTACGGACTAAACGGTGAATCTTTTTTTGATTATTCAAATTATAAAGTGAAAACATACTAATATGATAACCATAACAGGAGCTAGTGGATTCCTTGGTAGACATCTCATAAAAGCATTTCCAGATGAAAAGATTGTTTGTCTCGGACACAGTGAAAAAAAGATAGAAGAAGCAAGAGACGAAAATGAATGGCACATAGGAGACATAACAGATAAAGACTTCACAGACCGATACATAAAAGGAGATCTAGTGATCCACACTGCGGCACAAAAAGTAATCCCAATAGCAGAACAAGACCCAGAGTTTTCAATAAAAAACAATATCATCGGAACACTTAACGTCTTTCAGTCAGCAATAAAAAACGGAGTAAATACTGTAGTATTCATATCAACGGACAAAGCCTACGAGCCAGAAACGATATATGGAAAGACCAAAGAAGTAGGAGAATGGCTCTGTAAGTATTTTAATGAAAAGCAAAATGAAACAAAATTCCTTTGGTGCAGATATGGGAATGTACTTGCAAGTTCGATGAGCGTATTTGAAGTATGGGATAAACTCGGAAAAGCAGGAAAGACTATAAAAGTAACCATTCCAGAGATGACTCGATTCTTCTTCACCATAAATGACGCAGTAGAAACCGTAATGGAGACAATAAGACGTGGGAAGACCAACGAGCCATACATCCCACAAATGAAATCAATCACAATGGGAGAATCCTGTGAGATATTTTGTGAGCATTACGGAGTAGAGTATGAGATTATAGGAAATAGAGGAGCAGAGAAGATCCACGAAGCAATGAGTCCAACATATAATTCAAAGGATTGTGAGAGATTCACGAAAAAAGAGTTTAAGAACTTACTCCAAAGCATAGGACTTTTATGAAATTCGCAATATTCGTACAAGACAATAGAATCCCAGATAATAACGGAGGATCAATAGTCCTTCTTCACCACGCACACACATTAAGAGAACTAGGACACGAAGTAGAATTCTTAAGCCTCACAGATGATATTCCAAAGGCTGATTATGTTATAGTCCAATCAGAATGGTCAAATCACAAACAGTTCGACCACAGAAACCTGATAATATGGCTTGGACATTTCAACCCAGCAAAAAAATATCAAATGCCAAAGAATATGAGAGCCCTCCAATTCTTTACCCAATGGAAAGGGGAGTGTGTAGAAGAAGCAGAGCATAACTTAAATCAAAAAATACACTACTTACCACACGGAATATGTTCGTGTAACACCGAAGGAAAACAGATACAATCACCGCAAACTGTATTCATCGGTGCGAATTATAAAGAACGTGATCAAGACTGGCTTGAAGGAGTAACAAGAATACAATGCCACCACGAACAAGCTAAAAACTATTATAAGTCAGCAAGAGTAAGCCCAAACCTTCACGGAGCATTTCAACTCAATCAAAAAACAGAATTCATGCAGACACCTGGAAGAATGGTAAATGATAGAGTTTTTAACATTATTGCTTCAGGAGGCTTCTGTATCTCAGACAATCCAATGACAAGAGAATTTTACGATGCAGACGAGGTGCCAGTCGCAAAAACAAAAGGAGAATACCAAATGCTTATCAATCATTTCCTTAACAATCCAGAAAAAAGACTTTCTTATATGGAAAAAGCACGAAAAAAGGAGCATACTTATAAAAATATTATAAAGAATTTTTGAAAAACTTATGAGACTTATATTAGGAGAAGGACCTGAATCAAAACCAGAAGAAGACAAAATACGAATCGACATCGTAAAAGAATGGGCGGATATTCATTGTGATCTTAATGTAAAAATCCCAAAACTAGAAGGAAAGTTTAACCATATAGAAGCTCACCATATTTTCGAACACATAGAATCAACGAAACAACTCAAGAAAATAATGCAGTGGTGCTTTGATATGCTAGAAGAAGGAGGAACTTTAGACATAACAGTTCCCTACTGGAAATCAGATTCAGCAGTAGAATGTATAGAACATTGCAGATTCTTCAATGAAAACAGCTGGATGAATTATTACGACAATCCATACGCAAAAGAAATGAAACTCCCAACATTTAAGAAAATAATTAACGAAGTAAGACCACACGGAAATCATCAAGAAGTCCATGTTAAATTGCAAAAGTTTTAAAGTATGGAAATAGAATTATGCCAACAGGAGTTTATATAAGGACAGAAGAACATAAAAGAAAGATATCTTTAAGTTGTTCAAAACCAAAAAAAGATAATATTGGTTATCGCGGGATACATCATTGGATAAGAAGACAGCTCGGTGCGCCAATGGAATGTAAGCATTGCAATAAAGAAAAAAATAAATATAACTGGGCTAATATTGATCATACTTACAAAAGAATTGTAGAAGACTATGTTTCTCTTTGTGTCTCATGCCATAGAGAGTATGATAGAAAATATAATGGATATAAAGGAGCTTGCGTAGCAGGAATAAAGCATAATATGAAAAAAATATGAATACATTAGGAGCTTATATCCTTATTCACAATGAAAAAGATATTTTACAAAAATGTATAGATCTTCTTTTGCCTTATGTTGATGAATTGCTTTTAGTAAATCACGGCAGTACAGACGGAAGTTTTGAAATAATGAAAAAATATATCAAAAATCCAAAAGTTACTTTATTGGAACTTTATTACGAAGAGCCTGTAAATATGGGACTTGTAAGAACTTTGTGTTATGGAGCAATGAAAAGTGATTGGATATTAGCTTGTGATGCAGATGAATATTATCCGCAAGAATCAATGCAAAAAATTAGAGAGTTCATAGAAAATCCAGGAGAAGCAATATCAGCAAGAGTAAAATATCATAATATTGCGTGGAGAAGTGGATTCAAACAAGCGAACTTTGATCACGCACCTGATCGCATTTATAAGAGAGATGTTATTGATAAATGCGAAGGAATCCTACCGCTAGATATGCAATTTGTAAAAAAAGAATATCTTTCAGCACCAAATAAGAAAAAAGGATCAATAGGAGTCCTTGAATACGATAACGAAGAAGACAAAAGTTTTGAACATCCACGGCAACCAATATTAAATGTTTATTACTATCACTTAGCTCGCACAAGAGGCTATAATTTTGAATACGAAAAAAACTCAAAGTATCAGAAAAACATGCACCCAGATTGGAGTGAAGAAGAATGCAGAAAAATGGCACGAATCAATCATTGGACTTCTGGATTATATGATATAGAAAAAATAGATGTTCCTTATTATATCCCAACACAAAATATCAAAAATCCAAAGGTTTCAGTTATAATAACGAACTATAACTACAACGAATACCTTCCAGAGTCAGTTGGGAGTATTAAGAATCAAACCTACCAAGCACACGAGATAATAATTGTAGATGACTGCTCAAGAGTAAAACCAGAAATAGAAGGAGTGAAAATCCTCCAACAAAAAGAAAACAGGGGAGTTTCAGAATGTAGAAACTGGGGAATTTACGAATCAACAGGAGATTATTATATTTGCCTTGACGCAGACGACGTGCTAGAGCCAAACTTCATAGAAGAAACTCTCAAGGAAATGAAAGGGGACATTCAAATCGTCTATTCAAATTACAAAGTATTCGGAGAATCCAGTTATGAATGCAACTATGGAGAGTTTTCCAGAGAAAAACTAAAAGAATTTCAAACAATCCCTTCATGCTGTGCATTGATAGACAGACATTGCTTCGAGCTTTCAGGAGGATATTCAAATGAAGATCACTGGGAAGATTGGGGATATTGGCTCAGACTTTCAAACTTAGGATTCAATTTTAAAAGAGTCGATCAGTTTTTATTCAATTACCGAAGACACGCAGGGAGTAGAATAGACCTCCTAGATCAAAATAAAGAAGAGAAATTAAAAGAGTTTAAAAAAATGCACAATTTATGAAAATTGCCTTTGTCAACAGTAATTTAATTTTGTGTGGAGGGATAATAACAAACTACGAGTACGTTTCACGCCTCAAACAAAGGGGATTTGATGCAAGGCTTTTATCAAACACAGGGAATGAAGATCTAGAAAAGTATTATTCTTTACCTAACGAGCCGATAGAAACCTTAAAAGAATGGTCTGACGATGATGTAATAATCGCAAACAGGTGGGAACAAATAAAGGATCTAGAGAAATATAAAGGAATCAAGATACAATTCGTTCAAGGTGATGACACGATATACTATCAAAACCATTCAGACCTTCCAAAACTCATAGAAGCAAGGAATAATCAGAAGTGGAGACTTATAGGAGTTTCCTTATATGCTCTTAAAAACTGGAAAAGAGGAATGGTAATCCCTAACGGTATAAACGAACGATTCTTTAACATCATAGGACTGGAAAGAGATATTCCTTGCCTCGTAGAAGGGAACGATGAGCCAAACAAAAATATTCCCTACGCCATTGAACAAGCAAGGAACTTTTCAGATGACATAACGTGGCTTGGTAGAGAAACACACGAAAGAGGAGTAAAAACAATAACAAATCCACCACAAAGAGAAATTCCTTTCATTTATCAGAGAGCAAAACACTTTTTCAAATACTCACATTCAGAAGGATTCTCGCTTCCAATTCTTGAAGCGATGGCGTCAGGATGTATCGTGCATACAAGAAATATGGGTGGAAATGATTTCTGTATAGATGGTTTTAATTGCTGGATGAATTCCTATGACGAATCACAAAATGACTTTATTATACAGAACGCAAAGCAAACAGCTCAAGATTATTCTTGGGAAAGATCCATTGACAATTTGACTCAATATATTGAAGTGCTAAACTTAAACAAATAATAAAAATATGACAAAAAGGGAACAAATAGAGATATTAGCAATAGAAACACTCAGACAACACGAAGACACTTTCAGAGATCTAAAAGAAAAGTGGACTTCTCTTTATCGTAGATACGAGAACACTTTGAGAGGAGAATCAATCACAGCAGAGACAGAATCTAAAGTAAGACTAGGGCAAGCATATGCACTCGTCGAAAACTTTGTATCAAGAATAATGGCTCAAGCACCACGCTTTCGATACCTAGCAAGAGAACGAGGAGACACAAAGCCAGCAGAAATCTATAACGAGTATTCAGACTATCAGCACGACCAAGCAAAGAGCTTAACCTTCTACGAAGAAGTGGCTAAGTGGGGAGCAATATGTGGACTCTCAGCAATAAAAATGGGCTGGAAAAAAGAACACATTGTTAGAAAAAAGCGAGCAAAAGAATTTATCTTCGGGAAAGTAATAACAGATCCAACTCTTGTCGGAGTTATGGATAAATTAAAATTTGGCAAAGATGTAAAAGTCGATGACGAAGAAGATATCTCTTGCTGGACAATGGAAGCAATCAGACCCCATGACCTTGTTTGGAACATAGAAGCAACGGGACCAGATGACGCAACCATTTTAGGACATAAAGTACGAAGAACTTTCCAATATTTAAAGAATAATGGCTACGATGTAGACGCATTAAGTCAATCAATCATCTCACAAGAGGATTATTGGAGAAAACAAATGTCTCAATACGATGAAGGAACGCCTCAAACTGTTATTTTAGACAATATAATCTGTGAAATAGCAGAACTTTACGTAACATTCCTCAACGAAAGTGGAATGACTGAGTATTATGTAGTCACCGTGGCAGGAATAGACGGAACAAACATCGCACCAGTATCAATTCGATTTGAAGAAAACCCATTCGACAAGAAATTCTGCCCGTTAGCTATCTTTAGACCAATACGCCGACCAGGAAAATTCTATGGATATGGAATTATAGAGCCAGTAGAATCAATACTTGACGCAGAAGAAGATACTTTGAACATGAGTCTCGAACAAGCCTGGGTAGATCTATCAAAACCAATAGAATACGATCCAAATAACGTACTCGACCCAGAAGGAATCCGTTATGGAGCAAGAATAGCAATCCCAGTACGAGAAATAGGAAAATCAGTAGCAGTAATGCCAACACCTCAAGTAAACGCTGGAGTTTCTTCATTCTTAATGGGATATCTTGAAAAGAATAAACAAAACGTCTCAGCAATAACAGACTACCAGACAGGAGCAAACACCTATTCAGGAGGACAACAAACAGCAACAGAAGTAAACACGAAAACATTCCTCTCAGAACAACGAATAACAAAGATTCTCCGAAGCTTTGAATCAGAACTTCTTGAAACGACAGGAAGAATTGCCTTGTGGATGAATCAACAATTCCTTCCAGATGCTAAAAAGAGTGTATATAGAATCTTAGGAAGAAAAGGAGAACTCTTAGAAAAAGAAATCAAATTCAAAGACGTAGAAGCTATCAAAGACCTTGCAATTATCTCAGGATCATCTTCCTATGTTATGCGAGAAGGAGAAAGACAAAAATGGATGGGACTTCTACAAATCGCAGCACAAGAAGCACAAATGGGTCCTGCAGGAGTTCCAATCGACCGAGAATATATCTGGATGAGACTTTTAGAAGACGGATATTACATTAAAGACCCTGAAAACCTTATTCCTTCACTTAAAGAAAGAGAAGAGGCAACCGTAGCCCAGAAGATGTCTAATATGGAAGACGCAAAACAAGAAAATCTTGATCCAGCAACTGCAAGAGTTCTACCAAATGATATCCACAGTGTACACATAGCACTCCATAAGGCGGCTCTACAAGGAGGAGGAATGCCAGACGAACAAGGAAATCAAATCCCATACACTCCAGAACAAATGGTGATGCTTACATCCCACCTTAACGCACACATAATAGCAATGGGAGGAGTAATCCCTCAAACATCACAGGCAATCGAACAAGCAATGGGTCAAAGGATAAATAATGCAATCAATCCTCAAGCACCAGAAGGAATGCCAGGACAACCTCAAGCACCTCAAACACCTCAAATGCAATAATATGGAAAATCCTTATACAAGATACTTAGATAACGAATACGATGAAATCGCAATCTTAAAAGAAATGCAAAGATTACTCGTAGAAGGAGAAACAGAAAAAGCTCTAAGATTAGCAATGAAAGCGGAAGCGGTAAAATACGTCAAACAGAGTTTAAAGAAAGTATATTATGAAATTAACGCAGGAGGAATTAAAGAGGATAGCAGATAAACATAAAATGAGAAATCCGTATAAAATAAAAATAAAATACGGTAAAGTTTTAAAAGAAGAATTCACGACGTTGCGGGCGTCGCTAAATAATCCACTAAACTCTAATCGTTCGGGAGTACGCTAACTCTCAAAATTATGGAAGAAACCAAAGTCGCAACAGAGGAGATATCTAACTCCCCAGAATCGGCACCTGAAACAATAGATACGCAATCGCCCGTCAGTGAAGACGCACAAACCCCGACCAAGACGGCAGAAGAGAAATATAAAGAAATGCTTACAGCTCTCAGAGAGGAAAGAGGTAGAAGAAAACAAGCCTCAACCGAAATCGAAGAACTTAGAGCAAAACTCGAATCTCTCGAAAGCCAAAAAGAAGAGATATACGAAGAACCTGTTACAAGAGCGGAAGCCCTCGCA